AAACAAACAAGGACTATGCCTAGACCCGGTAAGATAGACCAGAAAAAAGGTATAGCAGTTGGTAAGTTAGCACAGACAGCCTATAAGAGACAGAAGCAACTTAAAGCAGCAGCTATAGTAGCAGGTGTAGGTACACTAGCTTATGCAGCAGGTAAAGATGCTAAAAAAGATGATAAGATAGCCAAGAAGGATACAAAAGGTAAAGCACAGGCAAAGACTACAACAAAGAAAACAAAGAAATCAAAGCCACCTGAGCCACCTAAGAGTAGACCTAAATTAGAGACTAAGAAGAAGAAGAATACACAGTTGTATATGAAAAAAGATGGTAAAAATACTTTAGTAAAGTTTAAGGGAGATAAGTAGTGAAGGATAAATATAAAAAAGCCACAAAGAATTTACAGACTAAGTATACTACTGATGGATATGTAAATGAAATGTTACAACTGAAACGTGAGCTAAAATCTAACAAAGAAACAGAAAGACCGTCTATTTTTAATACAAAAGAATTATCTATGATGATACAGATGTTAAAAGAGCAGGACCAGCAATTACAGGAACAAATAAAAGCAAGAGAGCCAAAGAGTGTCACAGAAAAAAATAAACCCCTCAACGAAGATATTAAAAACGCTTTACGTAATAACAAGGGTGGCTCAATAGCAAAGAAAAGAATGGGTGGCACAGACTATCGTAAGGGTGGTATGGTTATATCTAGTATGAATAGTAAAAGGAACAAAGGCTAATGATGGACAAAGGTACAAAAAAAGGCAAGGGTGGCTTAACCATTATTATTATGGGTGGCTCTCCTAAAGTTAAAGGTAAAATGAAAAAACCTGAGATGGCATACGGTGGAAGTGTTAGTGGTAAGAAACATATGTACTCTGGTGGTGGTTCAGTCACAGATAACGCAGGGCTACGTGCTCTCAAGATGGCAAGCCCTTCAGCTTATGCAAATATAAAAAATGGCTAAGACACGTAATTATAAAAAAGAGTACGCAAACTACCATGCCAAGCCTTTACAAAAAGTAAATAGAGCAGGTAGGAATAAAGCTCGTAAAATTGTTATGAAGACAGGTGCTGCAGCTAAAGCTGTAGGTAAAGATGTACATCACAAGAATGGCAATCCTAGAGACAACAGAACAGGCAATCTATCTGTAGCATCTAAAACTGCTAATCGTTCTTTTGCAAGAACACGTAACGCTAAGAAATTACTGAGGAGAAGTTAAGATGGCAGATATATACACCTATAAAAGTCCTATGGGTAAAACAACTAAGTATTTAAAAAAGAGTGGTAAGTATTACCGTATAAAAGCTAATGGGCAGTTAGCAAAAGAACCTACAACTGGATCATTAATATTAGGGAACTTAAAAAACAAAGACTCCTCTTTTGTTGAAAAGGTTAATGCTACAGAAACAAAGAAAATAGTTAGTAAATTTACTATGCCTGATGGTAAAGCTAAAGCATCCACTGTAAAAGCTAGTGTTAAAAAAGATGGGTTTACAAAAGAAGATGGAGGTAAAGCAGCATTTCAGAAGAAGTATCCTGAATCTCTTGCCAAAGAACTGAAACGAGAAAAAGCAGCACTAGCTGTTATTAAAAAAGATACTAATAATTTAAATACAGGTAGTTCAAAAAATAAAGTTAAGAAGGATACTAAAAAAGATATAACAAAAATGCGTACTAGTGACATAAAAATGGTCACACTAAAAAGTGGTAAAAAGGGAACTATAAAGCAACGAATGGCTGAATTAGATGCAGACAAAGAAAAAGCACAAAGAGCAAAGAACTCACCTAAAACTAATAAGGCTCTTGATGCAGTATTTAAAATGCTAAAGAAAATGCCTAAGTCTAAAAAGGCTAACATGGGTGGTTACATGACTGCTAAAAAGAAAATGATGGGTGGCGGCTACTCAATGAAGAAAAAGAAGTAGACATGAAAGGTGTAAAACATTACTTAAAGGATGGAACTGTGTGGACAGGTGGTCTGCACAAGATGAAAGATGGTTCTTTGCATACAGGTAAGACACACACTAAGTCTAGTAAGAAGTTACTACACTATGGTGACTTGAGTAAGACAGCATTAAAGAAGTTGAAAAATGGCGATAAAAACAAAAAGCAAAGTTAATGCAGCTGGGAATTACACCAAGCCTACATTACGTAAGAACATATTCAACCGTGTTAAAGCAGGTGGTAAGGGAGGTTCTCCCGGTCAATGGTCAGGCAGAAAAGCACAGATGGTGGCTAAAGCCTACAAAGCAAAGGGTGGTGGATATCGTGGATAAAGAAAAGTGTGAGACATGCACATGCTATGAATGTGATTGTGATGAATGTACTTGCGAATGTCACGAAGAGGCAGTAGCAGAAAAAGGTAATGATTGAGTTTGTACTCGTGTTTATGATGGGATTAAAAGTTATAGACCAAACACAAACCTTTGAAGATATAGATAGATGCTTATACTTTGCAGAACGACTACATAGGCAACCGTCTATACCACAGAAGCAAGGAGCTAATTTACAGATAACTGCATACTGCAAACCTATAAGGAAAAAATAATGGACCCATTGACTATAAGCCTTGCAGTTGGAGTAGCATCTAAAGCATTTAGTGCAATTAAACAAGGTTTTGCTGTAGGCAGAGACCTAGAGCAGATGTCAGGGGATGTAAGTCGTTGGATGGGAGCAGCTTCAGATGTGGACAATGCACAGAAGCAAGCTAAGAACCCGGGGATATTTGGTAAGGTCTTTGGAGCAGGTAGTGTAGAATCAATGGCTCTGGAAGCCTATGCTGCTAAGAAGAAACTAGAAGAACAAAGGTATGAACTCAAGATGTACCTAAACATGACACAAGGACCACAAGCGTATGATGAACTCTTAGAGATGGAAGGCCAGATACGTAAGGAACGACAGGCTACGATATACAAGCAACAGAAACTTAAAAGACAGATAGGTGAAGCTATAGGACTATTTTTTGTAGTAGCTATAGTGGGTGGTTTCTTAGCCTTACTAGGAACAGTATATTTTAATAGAGCACAAGCAGATGGACTTATTAAAATGGACATAAGTATTAGTAAAGTAGTATAGTGCAATTAGATAGCCCATGTATAGGGGTTTGTAAGCTACAAGATAATATCTGTATAGGATGTAATAGAACAATAGAAGAAATTAAGGAAGCTTATGAAAGCACCACAAAAGTCACTAGCAAATTGGACTAAACAAAAATGGGGAACTAAGAGTGGTAATAATTCCATACAAGGGAAAAATGCTACTGGCGAAAGATATCTCCCCAAACAGGCGATACAAAATTTATCAAACGCAGAATATGCCGCAAGTACGGCTGCTAAACGTAAGGCAAGTAGAGCAGGTAAACAAGTATCTAAACAGCCAAATAAGATTGCAAAGAAAACAGCGAGATTCAGATGAAACTAAACACATACTTGATATACTTGGACATGGCTAAACCATTTCTAAAGATTGGTAATTGGTTATACAGCAAACATGTACAAGCGTTACGTAAGTCACAAGGGAGATAGTCAATGTTTGGTGCTCTTATAGGACCTATAGCTAATCTAGCATCTAGTTGGATGAGCAGTAAGGTTGAAAAGGTTAAGGCAGATGGACAGGCTAAGGTTGCACAAGCTAGAGCTAAAGCAGTTGTAGCTGAGAAAGTAGCTACAGGAGAAGTAGCATGGGAGCAATCTATGGCTGATTCTACAGATAATTCGTGGAAAGACGAATTTGCCTTGATTGTTTTGTTATTACCTGCTATACTTGTATTTATACCGAGTATGACAGAGTACGTAAGAGTCGGCTTTGAAGTACTTAATACTCTTCCTGAATGGTATCAGTATTTACTTTTTATAGCAATTAGTGCATCTTTTGGAATTAAGGGTGCTGGACAAGCAATGAAAATAATAGGGAAAAGATAATGACTAAAGAAAAAGAAGTAAAAGAATTACATTATGGTGGAGACAGTGGTTTCCCTCCAAGACGTAGACGTAGGAGACCAATAAGAGAACCTAGAAGAAGACCATTTAGAGACCCTAGAAGAAGACCACCTGAACAACTAGGACCAGACGATAGACCTTTAGGAAAGATGTTTCCACTTACACCAGATGGTCAAATTAAGAAAAGAGGTAGAAATCCACGTAGAAGACCACCTACAACAGGTGACCAACGAAGAGAAGCAATGGAACGATATAGAAGGAAACTGCTACTACAACAGCGTAGAAACAGAAGAAGACCACCTACAACAGGTGACCAATCAAGAAAAGCAATGGAAGAATTTAATAAGCGAATGAGACAACAGCTACTTAGAAGTAGAGGTAATAATCAATCTATATCTGCTACACCTGCTACACAAAAACCTAGATTACCTAGAAATGTAAGAAGTCTAGACCAAACTCTTAACCCTAGAAGAAGACCAACAGCTACACCAAGACCGGGTGGAAGAATGGTTGCTAATGGTGGTGTCATTACTAAAAATAATATAGGTGCAAATGACTTTCGTGAAGGTGGTTATGTATTATCAACAGTGGATAACAGAAAGAATAAAAAATAATGAACTTAATAAAACTACAGGATGAGATAGCTAATGACGAAGGTGTTAAGTATGAAACATATCGTTGCTCTTTAGGACATTTAACAGGTGGTATAGGTCACCTGATTACTGAATGGGATGAAGAGGTATATGCAGGTCCTATAGGAACAAAGATACCACATGACCAAGTGGATACATGGTTTGCGAAAGACATAGAAACAACTATAAAAGATTGTAATCTATTATTCTCGCAATTTAATAACCTGCCTGATGAGATACAACATGTATTAGCTAACATGTGTTTTCAATTAGGTAGACCAAGGCTGTCTAAGTTTAAGAACTTAATTGCTGCTGTCAATGATTTAGATTGGCAGAGCATGGCAGATGAGATGGAAGACAGCAATTGGTATAAGCAAACAACTAACCGTGCCGAAAGATTGATAGCACGAGTTGATAGGCAGTTTACTAGGGAAGAAATACCGACATGAGTAGAGAATTAACTGAACGACAAACAAAGTTTCTAGCTGTTTTATTTGATGG